CCTGGTAAGGGATTTGATGACGATCAGATGCGAACCGTCTGGATTGAGATCACGCTTGGAGGGAACGAGAGGCTGAAGCTGCAGAGAGTCCCTGCGAAGCTGCTGGCCGTCAGAGAGATTGGCTGGGAGCAGTGTGACCGCTGTGAAGGTGAAGGAAGCACTGAGGAAGAAGAAGTCTGTGATAAGTGCAGAGGCACTGGCAAGGTAGAGATACAGCCTCCGAGGATTCCTCAGAAGGGGACTGATACCTATGAGTACGACAACGAACATGCTGTTTGGGGTATCTGCCCGACGAGTTTCAAGTGGCGTGAGGGTGAGCGAAGGCTCGTCAAACTGTAATGGCGTTGAGTCGTGATCAGATAAGGCAGTTGTCCATTGAGACGAGCATGGTAGCTGTGCAAAATGTCTCATTTATTGGACATACTGGCCTTATCACATTGAAGATGCACAACGGAATTGTTCAGAGGGTGTGGGCTGGTACTCCTGCAGGCTTGCTATTATGGGTCCAGGGGCAGCAATTGATCCACCTTGTGCCTAACGCGGAGTTGCCGCTGAAGCATTGATGAGGAGTGGTTCTAGATGAAAGAGCAGCGTATCCCTATGTCGGGTGGTGACGAATACGATGCGCTTACGCAGTGGAAGAACGTCTGTTATTGGCAATCAGGTGAGCGCAAACGGATCAAGCGCAAATACCGGAAGCGCGTCAGGCGGCTATGGCGTGAAAACCGCAACCGGAAAAACACGTAGAGGCTATTGACATCTACCATGTAAGTCGCTAGACTGTCCTTGACGTGAGAAAACACAAGGATACGGCATTACCTATATTTGGCGGCACGGAGGGGGCCATCAGTGCCCAACCAAGTCTCACGTCACTCCGTGTCGCTGATGAATTGATCGACAAGAAAGCCAAGAGACGTGCCTACTACGCAAAGAACCGAGAGAAGATTCTCGCTCAAAGGACCGCCAGGTATGCAGCAAATCCCGAGAAGCTCATCGCTCGCCAGAAAGCATACAACGATACACACAAGGAAGAGGTACATGCCTATCAAGTGGCATATCGAGCGTCTCACAAGGAACAGCGCCACGCATACTACGCCGCTCATCTGCCAGAAAACGCAGCATATGCGTCAGTACGAAGAGCTAGGATAGCTGGCTCAATCATCGGTGATCGCGCAGAGATTGCTGAGATTTATCGCAAGGCGAAGGAAGATCCTAAAGTGCGATGCTATATCTGCAACAAGATGATTCGTATGGGTGACAGGCATGTAGATCACATTTTCCCAGTTAGCAAAGGATTCCCAACAAGGCCATCTAATTTAGCAATCGCGTGCAGCAGATGCAATCGGGCAAAAGGCGCGAAGCATCCTAACGAACTAGGAATGCTGATATGATAGATGAGTAGGCTATTGACATAAGAGGCAGAATGCTGTAGGTTGTAGTCGAGCAAGTATACGAAGGCTCCTGGCGAACAAAACGTTCGTCGAGGAGTCTCTTTGTTTTTCAGGAGGGCAAGATGGCGGATACAGCGACGTCTACACCAGTAGAATCAGGCGACAACATATCTAATCAGCAGTCAGGAAAACCTCGAGCGATGTTGTCGACATTCGTTGCCAACGATACCGATTTCCATTTCATGGAAGTCGATATGAGCGTGAATGGTGGATTGACTTATGGTGCAACGAATCCCAGCAACCAGATCCTGACGATCACTCTCTACGGAGCATTCGAATCCGGCGTTGATCCAGCAGGAGCAGCAGCATTCCCAATCGATATTACTGGATTCACTGTTCCTGCGGGTGAATCAGAGTACACGACCACAACCGATAAATTCCCATTTTATCTCATCAGATGCACATTCGCTGTGGTTCCTGACGGCAAAACAGTGACGATCAAGACTTGCAGTTGGGAAACGAACTAGGGAGGAGACATGGCGGGATTCGGAGCGGTAGGTAAATCGGCACAGAATCTAGGGTTTCTCATGGCGACTGCCGATGCGTCGCTTCTTCACGTTATTGACGACAGCGCGATGGCACAGCTATTAGCAATCGGTGGAGACGCATCTGACTTCGACGACACGACCGACTCTCTTGAAGCAATCTCCAACGCGATCTCTGCTATTCCTGGCGGAACGTGTGATGCCTTCCTAGCGTCTGTAGGCGGTCTCCTTACCACAGCAGCGGCAACAGGGGCTGTAGGTGTAGGTACGACGCTAATGGGCTATGAGAAGCAGATAGTAACCGCCATCCTCGATGGAACGTATGGCCTCTCTGCACTACAGGTTGATATATCGGGAATACCGACAACGATGGTAGGCACGAACTCATCCTTCCTGGAATCGGTCGGCGGTCTTCTGACCACAGTGGCAGCGACGGGGGCTGTCGACACCGCAACTCCAATGATGGGATATATGAAGCAGGTCGTAAACTTCACAGAGAGCGGCGGGGCTACGAATGTTCCGCAGTTTGTAGGCACTCTAGCGTATGCTGATGCTTCTGCTTCTGACGATACTGGTAGCGGATTGACTCCAAGCGCACCTAAGAAGACTATTGCTGCTGCTCAGGTAGTCGCAGGGATTGGTGGGGCTGTAACGATCAAGGCAGGAACCTACGCAGAAGACGTAGCGATGAGTTACGCCGCGCAGGAGCTATGGCCTGAGATTGGGACTGTATTCGATGGCACTGGTCCGTGTATCACGATCTCTGCTGCAAACTGCAAACTTGGGCGACCTGGAGATAGATTCCAGATCACACCGGCAGCAGATCAGATTGGCGTTGTTACTACAGCCGCAGGTACTGGCTCATTCATCAATGGCGCGATGGTAGTTGGGTCGGCAAGTGCCGGAGGATTTGACATCAATGGCTCAGGTGCTGAGTTGCATTGGTGCCGTGCTACTGGCATGAAGGCAGGCGCTAAGGCTTTCGATTCAAGCGTGTCGCAGTTCAAATGGATAAACTGTTCAACGACAGGGAATACGACCTCTTACGGTTTCTATGCAGGTGGTGCGACGATCTCAAGAGGGCTTATACTCAATTGCACATCTGTTGGGCATCAGACATCCGGCTTCTACTTGGACACAGGCGTATCGCTTATAACAGTAAACGACTGTTCATCAGGTGGAGGCGACGGTGGTAAAGTAGACAGCGGAACGAACAACATGTGGGGCAACTTCGTTGATCGACTTAACGACGAACACCATGAGCATATCTATCCTCGATGCACTGGGCAGGGCGCGGCTGGCAATCCAATATCTGTGGCGAATGCCACCACTGACGGTGCAGGTGGAACCCGCGACGATCAGGACTATTGGGGAGATGTTGCGACGATCATCCCCATGTCAACTATTACAACTATCTGGAACGCAGTTGGCGTATACATCCATGCGAATACAGCATCAGACATTCAACAGTGGGACATATTCTTCCCAAGGACAGCTTACAGCTCTGCTCAGAATGGCGGTAACGATTGGGACGAGAACGAAACTGCGTTGACTGTTGCCGATGGCACAATATTTGAAGACGGCGACTTCGTTTGGATCACTGGCACTGACAGAGCGGCTGGCGAGATCGTGAAGGTCAGCGGAGCTCCTGCTGGCAATGTCGTGACTATTGCGAGAGAGACTACCGCAGACGCAGAGGCTGGATTGCGGTACAACTACGATGGCACTCCTGGTGCTAACACCATGTACGTTGCGAGTCGTCCTGGTACTCCTTCTCTGCACAGGATCGAAGGCGACTTCAGCGCGGCGACGACAAGGGATATGAAGGCATACCGATGGCACGAGGCAAGAGAGATGCCTCCGAATACAGGAATGATTATGCGTATGCTAAATGCTACTGATGGTGGCGCAAGTTCGTTCGACACACGCGCCATCTACGAAGACTAAGCATAGGAGGTGCCTGTGAAGGCGACAGCGCACACACAATGGCAAGTCATGAAAGAACGACTGGTGAAAGTGTGGAAGCGGATCAAAGCATGGGTACTGAAGATACTGAACGCAATTGCAAACGTTGAATTTTGAAGAGGTGAACATGACTGAGAACTTGACGGAGACTGTGGCAGAGAGCATGACGGCGCATATCTTCCATGAGCAGATTCAGCTTATGAAAGACACGCTCGACCGCGGACTGATGATATATCAGGGAGATAAGACCAATCGCGGGTACAGGCACTACAAGCAGGAGACGATGAGAACGTTCCATGCGTTCATCGACGCCTTCTGGGGAACACTGCTCAAGGATGGATTGGTAGAGGTATGCCAGTGCGGGGCGCCCACGCGACGGTGGAGCGAATGCCCGTGCTGCGGCGGTTCAGGGTTCAAGGTAGTAGAGGAGGACTCTAGTGGGCTTCATGAAAGCACTGGATAGGGCATTAGGCACCCCCGTCAAAGAAGCGGCGGAGATGACCCCCAGCCGATTAGTTAGCCAGGAGCGCCCGAGCTACAACGACGGGCGCGTTACTCGTCCTGCTGGCCTCCAGAATATCTTCAACGCTTTCAAAGAGGATCCTGCTGTCTTTACCGCGATTGAGAGAATTGGTGCGTCGATCGCAGACATCCCTCTTATCATGATCGAAGCGGAACAGGCAAAGGAAGATCGCAAGTTCGTCAGCGCACGCCACTTCCACGCAGCGTCACGGTCTAAGACCTACGCTGGCGTGATGGAGAAATGGGCGTCTATCGAGGGCGGACAAGTTATCAGGCAAGATCCTATTCTCGACATGCTGGCGAACCCCTGTCCCTCTGCTGGCGTGTCGGGGAACCTCCTTAAACAGGCAATCTCGGCCTACATGGAACTGACTGGGATGGCTTACGTCGAGAAGCTCTACGACCCCAATGACAGCACCAAGGTAACTGGTCTGTGGCCATTGATTAACCCTCTCAAGATGCAAGTTGTTGCTGGGACAACGAAACTGATCGACGGCTTCGTGTGGACTGGTTCGAGAGGTGCTGTTGTATTCAAGGCTGATGACATTGTGTATTTTCACAGTTTCAATCCAGGCTCTCCGTACTACGGATACTCTCCGTCGCAGGTACTACGCGTAGTTATCGGAACGGATTTGAAGGCTCTTAACTGGAATGCGATTTTCTTTGAGAACGGCGCACGGCCTGATGGGATTATCTCATCTGAACAGTTTCTCAATGACAGCGATGTAGAGATGATCATGCAGACGTGGGACGATACACACCGAGGGGAAGAGAACGCACACCGGCCAGCTGTTATGGGGAAAGGCGTGAAATGGGTAGATGTAGGCGCCTCTCATAAAGACCTTGATTTCCCGAAGCTACGGCGCTACAGCAAGGAGGAGATACTTGGCTGTTACGGAGTTCCTCCTATAGTCGCGGGGGACTACAAGGATGCTAATAGAGCCTCCTCAGATGTGATGTACCGGCTTTATTGGGAGAACGCCATACTCCCCAGATGCGACGTCATCGAAGCGGTTCTCAATCAGGCATTGCTACCAGCGGATAGTGGAGTACGTCTTGTATTCGATCTTGGTGCTATAGAAGCACTCAAGGGTGATGTATTAGAGATGAGTAAGGTAGGAGCTAGGGTAATCAAGCAGTATTGGTCTCCGAACGAAGTCCGATCGTTCCTATGGAACCTACCCGTTGTAGAAGATGAGCGAGCGAACTCTATATATTCTTTGGACGGTACGGAAGTTATTGGACACGCACCTACTCCTTCAGAGGTTGCAAGTGAGAACCAGTTGACGGCTGGTGATGCGTAATGAAGATGACGCCAGAGATGAAAGTACGTGCGAAAGAGATGAGGGACGATGGCTTGGCATACGTGAAGATAGGGAAGGCACTAGAGATAGGCGAGAAGGTCGTTCGATACTATCTAAGCCCAGCTTGTCGTGAGCAGCATCGTGCGTATGGCTTCATAGCAAGGGCAGCTAATGATAGGACTGAATACCAAGCTGGATATTACATCGATAATAAGGGTGGCAGCATCGCAGAGTATCGCGGAGAACACCGGGAAGAAAAGAATGCAAAGCAGAGAGAATGGAATGCTACACATAAGGAAGAATTAGCAAGAAACAACGCTGCTTACGCGAAAGCGCACCCGGATAGGATCATCGCTGCTGTAGCACTTCGCAGAGCATTCAAAGCTGGCTGGCTGCTCGGGGCAACAGCCGCTCAGAAAGCAGAAATCAATGAGATTTATAGGAAGGCGAAAGAGGAGCCGAACATCCGGTGTTATTTGTGCAACAAACTAATACCACTCGGATCGAGGCAGGTGGATCATGTCCAAGCTTTAACAAACGGTGGCGCCCATCGAGCCTCAAATCTCGCGGTCACATGCCGTACATGTAACCTGAAAAAAGGCGGTAAGACATTGGAAGAAATGGGGCTTTTGCTCTAACGAGAAGCACATTGCCATTACGGCATAAGGTAGGTGGGTAGGATGGCAACAGCACTGACAGCAAGTGATTATCGAGTCCATTGGGTTGCTTCCGATTGCGTTACAGTAATCGGAGGGATAACGGATGCAGGTGTATTAGAAACACTTCTAGGATTTAACATTGATGTTGACTTCAGTACAGGGAAAGCTATCACGGTTGATATTGACGTACCATTGGCAAGCGACACGTATGTATATGGTTTAGACATTGACTTGCAGCAAACTACGGCATACGCAGGCACATGGTCGACAAGTGGCGGTATGATCGCGCTGCGATCTGACGTACATGTTGATATGCAGATCACGGATGCTTACGCTGGATATTTCAACGTGTATGTTGACCCTGCAGCGACCTGTACGGTAAATGACGCAGTTGGCGTGCTTGCTAATGTGACGCTAATTGGTCCGTTTACGCAGGGTGCTGCGACGAGTTCAATTGCCGCGCTGAAGGGCATGATCAGCAACACGAGTACTGGCGCCTATGACGGGCAGGTATTCAACGTGATGTTGAGCTATGGGTCGAACGTGAACTACGGAGACGACACGGCTCTTATCATGGGATACACGCACGCTGATGCTCGTTGTGACTACGGGTTCTACTTGAAGAACTACAGCCCGTACATGGTAGCGGGGATCTACCTCACTGAGGTTGCCGGCGCGAGTCCTGTAATGGGCCACGGTATTCTGATCGATGGCGATTGTACTACT